CTCGCTGGCCTTCGAGCAGCACCGCGGCCACCTGCTCGGCTGGTGGCCGGACCTGGAGAGCCAGCTGACCTCCTGGACCCCGATGGACCGGAAGTCCCCGGACCGGCTCGACGCCATGGTCTGGGGCGCCACCGCGCTGATGATCAAGCCGCCGGACGGGCTGTACCTCAACTCGATCCGTGCGCACTCGCCCGCGGCGCTGCGGATCCCGCCGCGTCCGACCCCCTCGGCCATTCCTACCCGTGGCGGCACCGTGCACGGCCGCTGGGGCCGGGGGACCCGTAACCCGAGCTGGAGAGTGGTGGGACCCCGATGAACGCTGACCTGCGCCGACAGATCCTCGAAGAGGCGGCCACGATCGTCACCAAGGACCGGGCCACCGCCTACGAGGAACCCGAGGACTCCTTCAGGAACATCGCCCGGCTCTGGAACGCCTACCTGGCCGCCAAGCTCACTCCGGAGATCACCAGCGCCGACGTGGCTCAGATGATGATCCTGCTCAAGATCGCCCGGCTGACCAACAACCCGAGCCATTACGATTCGGCGCTGGACGTGGCAGGCTACGCAGCCTGTCTAGCAGACGTCGCCTCGGCAAACTCACCCGCTCTGGGGGTGGACCCCTAACCATTCCCACTCTGTAGACTCGCCGTAGCCCAAAGTGAGGACTATAGAGACCCCATGCCGAAGCCCACGATCGCCATACCGACGGTGCTGCCGGAAGAGGTCGAGCAACTCGCCGAGCTGCGGAGGTCAGTGCGCAGGGTGCACAAGTCCGTCCCACCGCAGAGCCCGATCAGGAAAGTCTCGGCCGATCTCTCGGAGCGCCTCCAGCAACTGCATCGCCGCGGTGTGCCGCTGCACATGCTCGCCGACATCGTCGGCCTGAGTCACCAGGCCGTCCGCGTCCGGGTGCGCAGCACACCCGTCGCACCTCGCGTCGGACGAACGGGCCGGACCAAGCCTCCGTCGTCACTGAACGGCGCACCCAAGCTGACCGAGCCGGTACCGGGCGTGGCCCTGGTGGCCGACGCTGGTGTGCACCGGCGGCTGCACGTCTTCGACCCACCCGAGGACGCCGGACCGGCGTACCTCTCGATGATCCCGAGCATCCCGTTGCTGGAGCAGCAGCAGGCGGTGCTGGACTGGCTGGAGTCCGAGAGCGACACTCCCCCGCCCCAGGACTCCTCGGCCACTGCGACCCGGCTGCGGATCCCTCCCGCCGTGTACCTGCCCCGTGGGATGGTGGAGGCGGTACTTGTTCCTCTAACCACGGAAGGAAGCAGGTCGGGCGATGCTGAATGAGACCCCCACTCCACACCAGGTGATGGACGGGCCGGTGAAGGTGCGCAACGACGTCTACCCGGCCAAGGTGACCTTCTCCTTCGGGAGGAACCCCTACCCCAAGTCGCGAGCCATCATCACTGCCGACCGGGTGATCGTCCTGGTCGAGAACGGCGGCTCCGGAGCCGGGGTGCTCTACGACGAGCGGTTGGAAGACGTCTCCGGGAACCGGCGCCAGATCGTGGCCACCACCGCCGACGGCGAGGTCACCATCAGCCGTGCCGCAGGCTGCGGATGTGGGTCCACGCTGCGTAGCTACCGACCCTTCGCCCGGTCGCTGCGGATGGCGACCCGGTGACACTCCTGGGACTGATCGTCGACTCCCTGGCGACCTTCCGGTTGACCAAACTGGTCAACGACGACGAGATCACCGCCGACCTCCGGGACAAGCTACTGGAGCGGTTCCACCCGGACGAGACCAAGATCGGCTACCTGATCACCTGCCCGTGGTGTGTCTCGATCTGGGCGGGCGGCGCGGTCGCGCTCGCTCGCGAACTGGCCCCTCGCCAGTGGAACGTAGCGGCCTCTGCGCTCGCCTTCTCCGCGATCACCGGGCTGGCCGCCGAGAAGATCTGACCCGCTCCTCGGGGAGTGCGGGTGTGTTTACAATGCGCTTTCGAGTTGTTTAGCGGTACAGTTCGATGGCACCCGCTGGGGCCTCTGGCCTACGTCGCATGACGCCTGGACCTGAGAGGAGCGGTCGTGGGCATTTTCGTCCGGGAATCCGCTCCCGAGGAAGTCGCCAAGATCCTCCCGTTCAACGCACCCCGATCGCTGCAGGCGTCCGCCCAGCGGGTCAAGCTCAACGAGCCCCGCGACGTCGAGCAACTGCGCCGCCGCAGCGAGGTGGTCTGGCAGCGCCGGGCCTGGGAGTACTTCGACATCATCGCCGAGATCAAGTACGCCTTCGGGCTGCTCGGCAACGTCACCGGCCGCGCCCGGCTCTACCCCGCCTTCGTCGTCGACCCGCACCAGCCGCCGGTGCAGCTGCAGAACCTGGTCGAGGACGGCACCATCCCGCAGGAGTACGTTGACGACTGTCGGGCCGTGCTCAACCGGATCATCAGCACCACCGGCAGCCAGGCGACGTTGCTGCGCGATGCAGCGCTGAACCTGTGTGTGGCTGGTGAGTGCTACCTGGTCCAGGTACCCGAGCGGCTCGGCAGTGGGGAGCCGGAAACCTGGGACATCAAGAGCGTCGACGAAGTGGTCGTCTCTCCGGATGGCAAGGTCCGGTTGAAGCAGCGGATGGACGCGCGCCAGAGCGAGTACATCGAGCTGCCGCCGTCTGCGTTCGTCGGCCGGATCTGGCGCAGCCACCCGCGCTGGAGCCAGCAGGCCGACTCCTCCATGATCGGCGTGCTGCAGCCGTGTGAAGACCTGCTGCTCTTCTCCCACGCCGCGCGGGCCACCGCCCAGTCCCGGTTGAACGCGGGCGCGATGTTCATCCCCGACGGCCTCTCCGCCTCGGCGATGCCCGCCGAGCCCGACCCGGCGATGGCCGGTGAGCCTGAGGTTCCGATCGAGGACCACGACGAGTTCGAGGAAGAACTGATCGCGGCGATGACTACTCCCATCTCCGACCAGGATTCCGCTGCCGCCGTCGTCCCGTTGCTGATCAGGGGTCCCAAAGAGCTGGGCGAAGCGATTAAGCTCTTCAAGTTTGAGCGTTCCTTCGACCCCGCCCTCGCCGAGCGGGCCGACCGCGCCCTGGACCGGATCATGCAGGGCATCGACGTCCCCAAGGACGTGGTCACCGGGCTGGCGAACGTGAAGTACTCCAACGCCGTGCAGATCGACAAGTCGCTCTACAAGGCGCACGTCGAGCCGCTGCTGCTGATGATCTGCGACGCCATCACGATGGTGTACTTCCGCCAGGCGCTGACCGCGATGGAGTTCCCCGAGGATCTGATCCGCCGGGCCACCATCTGGTACGACCCCACCGACATCGTGCTGCAGTCCGACCCGGAGACGCTGGCCGACGAAGGGTTCGACCGCAACCTGATCTCGGCGGCGGCGTGGCGGCGTTCGCACGGCTTCACCGAGGACGACAAGCCCGAGGGCGACGAACTCGCCAAGCGGATGATCATCGAGAAGGGCGTGCTCTCCCCCGAGCTGACCGAGGCGGTGCTGCAGCAGGTCGCCCCCGAGCTGTTCGGCACCATGCGCGCCGCCCACCAGCAGCAGACCGGGTCCCCGCTGCCGCCCGAGGTACAGCAGGCCCTCGGTGTGCCACCCAGTGATGCCGCACCGCCTCCGCCTCCTGGTGGCGGGCTGCCTTCCTCTCCGTCCGCAGCACCACCCGGCTCTCCTCCCCCGGAGCCGGGAGCGGCACCGCCCCCACCTCCTGAACAGGCCACCCCGGCATGACCGAGATTCCTATCGAGCCCGGCGAGACCGGTGACTTCGAGGAGCGCAAGAACACCGGGCGCTGCATCGTGGCGATCCCCACGGCCACCGAGCCGATCCACCACATCGGCGATGTCTCCGAGCCCAAGCACGCCACGGTGCTCTGGCTGGGCAAGCCCGAGGAGAACCCCGACCTGGACATGGACGCGGTCCACGAGGCCGTGCGCGGTGTGGCGGAGGGCAACCAGGGGCCGGTGACCAGCCAGGTCGAGTCCCAGGGGCTGCTCGGTGATGAGAACGCCCAGGTGGTGCATCTCGGCGGTGACGAGCTGCCTGCTCTCCGCGAGAACCTGCTGGCGGC